GGAAGTAGTGCCGCCGCCGGAAGATGAGCCGGAAGCAGCTGCACCGAAAGAAGAATCGACCAGCAAGGCATTTTTAAGACAAGCCAAGAAAGAGCGCGAGCTGCAAGCCCAGCGTGAAGAGCTAAAAAGAATGCAGGATGAGCTGAAGCCATTTATGGATGCAAAAAAAGCAGCAGAATCCGGCGATATGCTTGGCGCGATGAATCAAGTCGGCTGGAACTATGAACAGGCCACGAACCAGGTGCTAAATGACGGAAAGCCTCAGCAGCAAAACCAGGCATTAAATCCTGAGCTAGAAAGGCGATTGTCCGCATTTGAGGAAAGCCAGAAAAAACAGCAGATTGATACGTATTTGGCAAATCTGAAAAACATTGTTGATACTGATGACAATTACCAACTCATCAGATCAAAGTGGGATGACACCGTGCCGATGATCCTTCAGCTGCAAGAAATCGAGGCAAAAGAAAGCGGAAAATTGAGAGATCACAATAATTTGCTTGACGATATTGAGAAATATTATGAGGATATTGTCATAAGTCTTGCTGGATCAGCAAAACTTCAAGACAAAATCGGGCTGAAGGATGCAGCCCAAAGTACCCCCCAGGAAACGCCATCCAATAATTCTCCCAGGATAAGACCGAGAACGCTCAGAAACAGTGTTTCGCGGCCCTCTGCGCCTACTACGCGCGAGCCGAAAACACGAAGGGAGCGTTTAGAAGCTGCTCTTGCCGTGTTTGAGTCTCAAGGGAGGTCCGCATGATGTCGAAATCATGGAGATATAGATGGCATCCGCAACTACCCTTACGAATTGGGATGCTGCACTAAAGCAGTATTATAGGCCCAAGGCGGTGGATGATCTGGTTTACCAGAGTCACCCGCTGATGGAGCTGATTCCCAAAGACACAAAATTCCGCGGGCGTAACATGCCGATCCCCGTACTGTACGGGCGAGGGCAAGGCGTCAGCACTACGTTTTCCAACGCACAATCCAACGCTACGGCTTCCAAGGTCGATGATTTCCTGCTTACCCGTGTATCAAAATACGGCGTAGCAACTTTATCGGGTGAAGTAGTCGCAGCTTCAGAAGGTGATCGATACGCATTCCTTTCCGCAAGCACCACGGAAATCGACAACATCATCAAGTCTGTTGGTGATTCAATTTCCAAATCGCTTTTCCGCGATGGATCTGGCGCAATCGGACAGTGTAATGCTTCCGTCACAGGAACCAGCCTGGTCCTCAAAACAACCAATGATGTGGTCAATTTTGAGGTCGGAATGGAACTGGTTTTTTCTGCCACAAAGTCCGGCGGATCTCTTAAATCTGGATCTGTAACCATCACAGCAGTAAACAGAAACACTGGAACCTTGACGGTTGACGCTCTCAGCGCAATCGCTGGCGGATCCGGCGTTGCTGCTAACGATTACATCTACGTTCAAGGCGATTACGATGGCGCGATTTCCGGCCTCGATGCTTGGATCCCAAGCTCGGCCCCAGGATCAACCGCGTTTTTCGGAGTTGACCGATCCGTAGATACGACCCGCCTCGGCGGACAGCGTTATGATGGATCTTCAGACACCATCCTTGAGGCATTGATCGAAGGTATGGCCCTGGTCGGACGCGAAGGCGGACGCCCATCACATATTTTCTGTTCATTTGCTGAATTCGTAAAACTGGAAAAATCACTTGGCGCTCAAGTCAAGCGTGAGGTCCAGCGGAGCGATACCATAAGCGGCTACAATAGCCTGGATATGATCGGCCCAACGGGTACAGCGCAAGTCATACCCGATAAGGATTGCCCTGACGGAGTAGCGTATATCCTTCAGCTGGATACCTGGACCCTGGCCAGTATTGGCGAGTGCGTGCAGCTTACTCAGCTTGATGGAAACCGCGTTTTACGCCAGGCATCAGATGACGGGATCGAGGTTCGCGTGCATTCATACGCGCAGCTCGGTTGTGGCGCACCTGGATGGAATTGCCGTGTAACTCTCCCATCTTAATAGGAGAAAACGATGGCATCCAAAACCTTTTATGATGTTCAGGCGGTTAATCCTGGCGTTAAGATTTTAGCCGGATCCTTTACGACCAACGGGACCAGTGATCCAGATTCCGATAATAATACGGGAGCAGGATGGTCGGTTGCTCGGACGGGTACGGGTGAATACACAGTAACGCTTGAGGATTCTTATCCTGGATTGATTGCGGCACAAACATCACTGGCTTTAAATGCAGCTGGTGATTCTAAATGCCAATTTGGTGCAATCGATGTTACGACAGCGAAAACCGTGGTGATTCGAACCATCACGGGAGCATCTGCTGCGAACATCGCCGCCAATGCAAACAATCGCGTTCATTTCTGTTTGATTCTTAGAAATACCTCTTTAACTCAATAAGGGGGATTTCATGAAACGCGGAATGGACACAGGAACCGCGATCATGATCGGCATGTCACCGAAACGGGGCGGCGAGGAAGCCGCCTCGGTAGGTTACGATGGCGAGATGATTGAGGAAGAGGAAATGGAATATGAATATTCCGATGACCAGCTGGCAATGGCTGACGAATTGATGAGCGCGATGAAGGCGGGAGATTCTGAGGCGGTGCTGGATGCGATTCATGGAATATACATGTCTTATTCCTAAACCTAGCCATGACTGATTTTGTCAGTTTAACGGTCCTCCGGCAGCTAGTGCGCCAGAGGGCCGACATGGAAAATTCCCAATTTGTAACGGACACGGAGCTGCGCCGTTACATCAACCGCGGATATGCGGAGCTGTATGATTTGATCATTACGGAAGCCAATTCCGATGATTATTTCCTTAATTCCTACGCTTTTAATCTGACATCCGGCACAAAGGCATACGACCTTCCATCTGATTTTTACAAGATGAGGGGCCTGGATATGACAGTCGGCTCGGATGTTCTACCGATCCGGCGATACAATTTCAGCCAGCGGAATGTCGGCAGCCGCTATTCAGTGGCTCGAAATCTGAGGTATCACCTTCAGGGAAATCAAATCTATCTGAATCCGAAGCCCAGCACCTCGGACACGATGACCCTCTGGTATATTCCCACGCCAAAAAAGTTTTTAGAGGTGACGCCTTCCGCAATATCTCGCGGATCCACCACAACCTGGACCGTGCCAAGCGGCCACGGATTTGTTGCTGATGACACCATTACGGGCGTCAATTTCCTGGCCACCGATTATAACGTGGATCAAACCATCAGCTCAGTCACGGCCACCACCATCGTCACGGATCTTGACAGCAGCGCCCTTTCCGACCCGACCAGTTACGGAAAAGTTGAAACACGTTTAGATTTTTTCTCAGGCTGGGATGAATTTGTAATCATCGCCGCCGCCATCGATGCGCTGGTTAAGGAAGAGGCTGACGTTCAGCCCTTAATGGTGATGAAGGAAGAGGCTAGAAACCGCATTATTGCCGTCTCAAATATGCGCGACCTGGGCGAGCCTGTTTCGGTCACGGATATTTCAGGGTATTACACGGATTTCGCAAACATGAACTGGTACTGATGAGCCGCGGAAACTTTACACAACTTTACACGGGCGATGCAGCTGCTGACCAGGTGCAGGGTTATATAGCAACCGCATTGCAGCCGCTGCTGGATCTGCCTTTTGCAGCTGGCAACCGCGTGCAAGATGTTGAGTTATCAACCTCTGACACTTTTGTAAACCACGGGTTAGCACAAAAACCAGAGGGGTTTCTTATTTTAAAATCAAATGCCGCGCAATCAGTTTATGAATCTGCAACAGACAACGATTTTCCTGACCGCATCATGATTTTAAAAGCGGGCGGCAGTGTAACCGTTGACATCTTCTTTTTTTGAGGTCACATGGCAGTAACAAACGGAACCAATATCACAGCATTAGAAAAGCCCGCGGTTGGAGTTGATACGGGGCCAGGATGGGCAACAGCATTAAACAACAGCATTGATGCAGTGGATGGCCATGATCATACCACAAACAAAGGAAGCCGCATCACGCCAGCAGCGTTAAATATCAACGCGGATCTGGAAATGAATAGCAATGATCTTACAGAGATCAGAACGCTATCGATGGATTCCACTTCTGACACAACCACGGCAGACACCAGAGCAATTTATGTCAGTGCTTCTAATAATCTGCATTACCGAAATGGGTCTGGTCAGGATGTCCAAATCACGGATGGGACTTCCGTAGTGGGTGCAGCAGGGACCATTACGGGAATGGGATCTGATGCAGGGAACCAAGCAGGGGCAAGCTATACAGACGGGTCTAAGGCATTTAATTTTTTTACAGATTCAGCTAACACCGATTTTGGAAAAATGAATCACTCTGATCTGAATCTTTACAAATTCAGTGATGATAATACTGCTGATACCGATTTTGTAACTTTACAAACATCTTCAGGTGTATCTGGTGCAGGGGGAACCATCACGGTTCCAGGTGAAACTGGCACGATGTTGACAACCGCAACCAATTACAGTGGTGGAGATTTGCAAGTCCAGGTCACAGGAACGGGCAACCAGATTGATATTGCTACCACGGGAACCAGTGGGGCATGTGACATCAACCTAACCGTAGCAACGGGGCAAAATGTTAAGGTAACGATTGGAACCGCAACCGCAGAATTTGCAGATGATGGATCTGGAAACATGACACTTACTTTGAGCTAAGTTATGGCAAAATTTGCAGCAAAAGATAGCAATAAAAATATCACATTATCACCGCACGGAACTGGCAAGGTTGTAGTTGGCACGGGTGCAACCGATGCAACGGTGCAAAGTGATGGGAATCATAATTTAGTTTTGCAGACAGGAAACTCCACAACTGGATCAATTACTATTATTGATGGAGCAGACGGTAACATAGCAATATCACCAAATGGAACTGGTACGGTTGTAGTTAATACAGATTTAGATGTTGATAATATTAATATTAACGGCAACGCAATAACTTCCACAAATACCGATGGAAACATTGACCTGACGCCAAATGGAACTGGCGAAGTAAACATTTCAAAAGTTGATATTGATTCGGGTGCGGTTGATGGGGTTACGATTGGCACAAATTCGGTTGCTACTGATATACGGGTGGATAATTTGAAACTGGATGGAAATTCCATAACATCAACAAATTTAGATGGGGATATAAATTTAACGCCAGCGGGTACTGGTCATGTAGTTGCGTCAAATAACTCTAATGCTTCCACATTAAAATTATCGGGTGCAGGGGGTATTAGTGCTGAAACTGCTTTTCTTGATTTGGTAGCATCTTCAGCAAGTGATGGTAATGTCATGGCCCGAATCAAGGGGATCAGAGGAGGGGGGACAGGAGATACAGAAGGAGATATTGCTTTTTCAGTAAAAAGTGCTGCAAACACTATTACGGAAAGATTGAGAATTGGTGCAAGTGGTTCAATCACTACGCCAAATAGTACCGAATTTAATGGTTCCATTGGGGATTCAGCGACTGTTTCAACCACCCAAAAACAGGCTATTGTTAATGGTGGTGGAACCACTGAAGCAAAAGGCTTGGTTCCAGTGGGTGCAATTTTTCAAATGGCATTTACTCCAGGATCTACTTGGTTAACGACAAACAGATTTTTGATTTGCGATGGTTCATCACTAAATTCCACAACTGACACCCAATATGCCGATTTATACACAGCAATCGGGACAACATGGGGAGGATCTTCAGCATCAGCATTTAATATACCCGATTTAAAAGGGGCATATCTTCGAGGTGTTGGTGTATCAACTGTTTTTACACAAGATCAAACGATCACATTAGCACAAACAATCGATGATGCTTTTCAAGGGCATTTCCATTCCGTTTTAGGTAGTGGGTCAAAAGAGTACATTTATAATCGAGGTGGTGGTGCTGGTTATTACACTGGTCTAGGTTCTAGTGGTACAAGAGATTTTGACAGGACATCTGCCCCTGTTGGTGATCCTAGTACAGACGGAAGCAACGGAACACCAAGAACACAAAACGAAACCCGTCCAAATTCAAGAGGGGTTCAATTCATTATCAAATATTGAGGTATTTATGAATGCTTACGATATAAATACTGGTTTCCCAGTACCCCGACAAAGAAATCCTGTTCGGCCTGACTCATGGCTGATGCCAGGAGGATGCACAGACATTGAACCACCAGAATTTAATAAAGAAACAAATACTTGTTCATTTAATGGAACAGAATGGATAGTTGCAGAAATACCGCAACCTGAACCTGAACCTGAACCTGAACCCTATGTGGAAACCTTTGAAGATAAACGATTAAAAGAATATGGGTCTGCACAGGAACAATTGGAATTTATTACAGAAAACGGACTAGAAGCATGGCAGACCAAGGTTGCTAAGATCAAAGCACAATTCCCAAAACCTGAATAATGCCACTTCAAAAAGCATTAGTTCCTGTTGATATAGTTGCAGGATTAGATACTAAAACAGATGCTAAACTGACTGCAAAATTAACTGATTTGCAGAATGGCAGATACACGGTTGGTAGTCAGATTTCTAAGCGTTTGGGGTACACCTCAATGTCTCAGGATATTGCAGGATCATCGTCTAAACTGACAACGGGTGACGGTTTGACCTCGTTTCAAGATGAGCTTTTAGAATTCAGCGGTTCCAAACTTTATTCTTACTCCAACGGCATCACTAAATGGGTGGACCGTGGTAGTTATTTGAGCCTGAAAGTAAACGCTACGGATGTTGTTAGAAACACCTCAGAAGTCAGAAACCAGGATAGTTGTATTGCTTCAGGTTTAATTCTGTATGCTTATGAGCAATACGACACCAGTGGAACACTGGAAGGAGTTTTTGCAACGGTTGTGGATCAGACTTCAGGTGCAGTTTTACAGTCTGAAACACTCATTGATTCAACTGCAATTAATCCCCGATGTATCGGTGTAGGTCCAAACCCAACCCTTTTGTATATAGATACATCAACCTCACCGTATTCTATCAAGATTATCCAGGTTGACATCACAGATCCCACGGTATTTAAAACTGCTGCAACCGCAGTTTCTGATGTGGATACAACTAACCCAAACATCGATGCTGCTCAATACAGTGAAGATCCCACCACAGGGTCAGGAGTATTTGCCTACAACGTCAATGGTGCAACTAAGGTAAAAGTTGGTTTTGTGACTGCAAGCGGTCAGGTGGGCAGCCCTGCAAACGGTTTTACTGCACCTCAAGAGATAGCCAGTGCAGATGCAACGGATGGAATTGCAATCTGTTCAGATCAGGTCAATACAACATCAACCACGGTGGACCGTATTTACGTTGCTTATAATTCAACTGCATCAAGCCAGGGTCTGGTTCTTAAAAAACTTAATACTGTTTTAACGGTTGAGAACACAGAAACCATTCAAACAACCAGTACCAAGATTGACGGGTGTAGTTTGTTAATCAAACAAGATGGTAAATTACAAATTACTTACACCCTTAATGCGACAAATACCTACGACCATAAAATTAGAACAGCAGAATATAATCCTGAAACTGCTGCAATAACCTCGGCAGCTGCTGACCTAAAACTTAGCGTAGGATTAGCCAGCAAGATGTTTGAGTATTCATCTAAAATTTACATGATTGCGGTCCATGAAACAGACTTGCAGCCGACATATTTTGTGATGGATACCACGGGATTGATTGTTGCCAAAATGTTACCTGGAACAGCTGGCGGATTACCTAATAAAACTTTAATGCCTTCCGTGGTCAGCGGATCGTCAGGATTGTTTGAATTTGGCGGATTAGTGAGGACCAGGTTGGTATCTAAAAATAACAATTTGTTTTCACTGGCTGGCATCAGTCGGATGGAATTAGATTTTACCAGCGTTGAGCGTTTTGAATCTGCTGAACTTGGTGAAAATCTTCATGTTGGCGGCGGGTTTGTTTCTATCTACGACAGTCAGGAAATCGTAGAAATGAATTTTC